AGGACAAAGACTGCAAGATGGTAATGCGAATGAGACTCGCTTCAAGGTAGAACAAGAAAACCAAACAGATAGTAAAGAAAATAATGATATAAGGTTTACCCTTAAAGCTACTGCACCTTTATCACCAGTTACCGACAAAGCATTACAGGCAAGAGTTAATACTCATAAAGGAAGTGTATGGGCTAATAGCATTAAAAATGTTGCGGCTATACAGAATGATATTGTTAATATGTTAAAAGGTAACTTTAACAATAAAATTATAAAGAACAAAACACTAAGTAAGTACATTAAAGAAGAAGGTGAAGAAGGTATATGGAGATATATTCACGAATATAGTGCTATGGGAAAGGCTGAAAAGCCTGATGGTGCAGTATCTATGAGTATCGCTAATTGTACCCCTTCTAAAGATTGTGCTAAATTCTGTTATGCCTGCAAAGGAAACTATTCTGTGTATATTAATCCGATAGTCTCAGGTGAAATTAACGAATGGGCTATAAATAAAGACGCTAAAAGATTTGGTAGCATACTTGCAAACCAATACAAAGCAACAAGAAATTATTCAAGAAACAAAGCCTTAAGAATTGGAGATCGTGGTGAATTGAATCAGAACTCTATTCAAATGATTGAAGAATTAAATAGAAATGGTGTAAGAGCGCACATATTCTCTAAGAAACCACAGATTTTAGAACAGATTTCTGACTATAATGTAAGATTATTAAGTGTTGATAGAAGTAATATTGCTATAGCTAAAAATAATTCACTACCTTTAGCATATGTTTACTCTCATAAGAGTGACCTTGAATATATTGAAAAGTATAAAGATAGAGTACAGGTAATATTGCCAGTTAAACAAGGAAAGAAAATACTTGATAGTGAACTCATTAATGCCTTACCTGAATGGACAGAAGATTATCAATGTCCTATAGATAATGGTTCTAAGACAATAAAAGAACATCAATGTATTGACTGTGATCAAAAAGATGGAATTGGCTGTTATCTTGGTCAATCAACTGAAAAGAAAAATACATCTGATTATAATCCAAAACAAATAGTAAAACAGATTAATTATGAGTTTGATAAAATTAACACCCTCACAGAAAAAGAGCAAGGAGAAGTACTTGAGTGGTTACAGAGAATGGTTAAAACAAAATCCAAAGGCTTCCAAAGCGGATCAGGCAATAAAGCTGAGCTTACTAATGGAGAATCTAAACGACTTGCAGGACATTATAATGAAGCAGAAATAAAGCCTAAAGAAAATCCTGATACTGAACCTAAATTCTCATTATCCGAAACAAAGGAGACTCTTACCCCTAATGTAGAAACCCTATTAAGCACAGCTCGTCTGCCTATAGAGCTTATTAAAACAAAAGAAGATGTCGCTGATTATAATGCTCGTATTGAGATTATGAACAGAATGTATGAAAGCAATAATCTTAATGAAGATAATCTATATGATATAGAAGAGGATTATATATTAAACAAAATTGATGAGAAGCGTTATTTTGAAGAGATAGTAGAAGAAAAACTTGAGGAAATAGATGGTACTGAAATAGATGTAAACAATATTCAAGACTATCTTGATACTATTGAGTTTCCTACAGATATGTCTATTGAAGATTTGATCATTCAATCAAAAGGGCTTACTAATGACCTGAAAGAAGCAGGATACATACTTGCTGACGGAAGGCTGCTTGACTTTTCAGGAAAACGTAATGGAGGAGAAGGTGGTGTAAGGTATGAAGATCACAGAGAGTTGAATATTCCATATAATGAGAATATAGATTCTCCATCCGATGCCATGAACGCATTTATGCTTACCACTGGAGCAGTAAGGATAGATTACAATACTGGATTGATAGATGCAGAAACAAATCCAACACCTGAGCAGCGAAGGGTAATAAGTAAAGTCATAAAGAAAAATCCTAATACCTGGCGAGTAGATCTTCAGGCAAAAGATAGAAGATTAAGCTTAGAAGGTGGTTCTATTGAATTAGCATTAAACAATATAGATAGATTCTATAATAACGAGGCAATGGGTAATGGGGAGAATGATGTTATACGTTTCTCTCAATCTCCCAACACCAAAGCCTTCAAGGACTGGTTTGGGGATAGTAAGGTAGTAGATGCTAATGGTAAACCGTTAGTGGTTTATCATGGGACTAAAGGGGAGTTTAATGTATTTGACACTAAGCATACTCCTGATGAAGATGGGTATATACCTAATGTATCAGGTGCTGATCCTACAGCGTTTATTGGTTCACATTTCGCAACAAGAAAAAAAGTAGCAGAACAATTTGCACAAGGTGTTTATGGCACAAGAAATTTACTTAGAAAAGGCGCAGTAAAGGAAGTCTATTTGAAAATAGACAATCCTATTAAACTTGATGTAGAAGAACTTGAAGAAGCCATAATCATTCACACAGTCAATCATCCTGAGTTTGAAGACTTCTATAACATGGAGTATGATAACTACGATATGAATGATGATCCATACTCATATTTAAATACTGAAAGTGGCATAGAATCTCTTGCTGAAGTTGTAAAGGATTTCTACGAATGGCATTCAATGAATGCAGACCAAGTAGCAAAGGAGATTGGTGAATCCATGAGAAAACAATGGGTTGAAGAAGGTTATGATGGAGTCTTCTATGATAACTTAGCAGAAGCAGATGATTCATTTATTGTTTTTGAACCCAACCAAATCAAATCAGCCACAGAAAATCAAGGCACATTTGACTCAGAGAATCCTGACATACGTTTCTCTCAATCCAAAGATCAGCCAATAAAATCCAAAGGTTCATTTAATATTAATGCTACAGGTGATGTAGTTGTTGGTGACCATGTAAAATTTGAGAGAGATATTTGGGGAGGAACATGGAAAAGACCATCCCATGAAGGGACAGAAACGATTGAAGCAGTCGTAATCAGGGATTCATATGGCAAGGCAAAACAGCAGCATACATTTACCCTTGAGCAGTATAATGGAGTAGAGACAAGGATAAAAGGCAGAAACCTGTATAAGCATGGTGTTCAGCGAAAAAAATGGCGAAACGAAGATGCAAGGAATGAAGCCCTTGAAGAGAAGCATGACAGAGGATCACAAGCACGAAGAGACAGGGCTGTTCGCAAGAATAACGACATACGTTTCTCCTCTACCTCAAGACCTGAGATTCCTAAAAATGGATTAACTGCCGAATATGTTGATAGGTTCTATGAGTGGGAAACAGAAATGCGGAAGCAAGCTAAAGCTGTTGCTGATGATATTGGTATAAATGTTAAAGTTGTAAATAATTTTTCTGCACTACCAAGAGCAATTAGAAACGGCATAAAAGCAAGAGGGTTTGAGAATAGTATAGAGGCATTGTTTGATCCTGAAAATGGTGATATATATACGATAATTGAAAACACCACAAATGGAGCTGAATTAAGAAGGAATATCCTACATGAGGCAGTCGGTCATAAAGGTTTAAGATTAGTATTTGGTAGAGAATATAATACCCTTCTGGAAGATATATATCGTCAAATGCCGCAGGAGGATATACAGAAGCTTACAGACATAGGTTATGATCCAAGTGATATATATGAAATAGCCGATGAGTATCTTGCTTTCAAAGCCCAAGAATCATCTAAACCAAGCTTTATTCAAAAAGCAATCGGCAAGATAAGAGAGTGGATTAGAAAGATATTTGGACTTAAATATTCAGACATTGATCTTAACCACTTATTTGACCTAAGTCGTAAAAAGTTAAAAGAAACACAGATAAACACAGAGGTCAAGGTAAAACAAGAGCCTGGAGTTACAACATTTACAAAGGAGTTTGATAATGCATGGGATTTCCTTAATGCCCAGGCAGAAGTGACCAATAACAAGCCATCTCAACCAAAAAATATTGAGCAATTCTTAAAAGGGGAAAATAAAGTAATAGCAAAGGTAAATGAAAAAGAAGGCAAACTAAGTGGGGACTCTCCGTTACCAAGAGAGTCTGATAAACAAGTAAAAAAGAATGTTTCTGACCTGAAAAATCATCAAGCACAAATTGATGATATGAATGAAATGGTTAAGGAGATTAGGAATGCGGAGTTGTCGGATCGCACAGGGATTAGATTAGAAAGAGAACTTGTTCATAGATTAAAAAACTTTCCAATTCTCACAAATTTTGACATAGATAATGATGTGTTTGAGTATATACACAACAATAAAAAGATAGATGCTTTAATCCTACACAGAGGGACTACTAAAAGGTCTGATGAGTATGATAATACCAAAAAAGGTAGATTTCCTGGTAAGCAAAATGATCATTATGGTCAAACTGGATTAGCTCAAGAAGGTTATTACTTCTCTGATAACAATGCAGTAGGAGAAGCGTACTCTAAATTAAAGGGTTCGGAAAAAGGCTCTAATAATTCATATTTTATAAATAGACCTGCAAAGGTTGGTATAATAGATTGGAATAACTTTTGGAATGTTATGCCAACTACCTCTCGATTCTATGAGGGGATGCCAGAAGTAGCTAAATTCTTTAGTTATAAAAGAGGAGAACGTATCCCATTAATAGACATCGAAGAAAAAGCATATCGTGATTATGGCTATGATATTATCATTCAAAAGAATAAGAATGAGTTAGCGACTGATTATAGAGGTGTACTTTCAAGAGGTGGTTGGGGAAATACAATCTCTGTTAAAATGGATAATGCTAAAGACTTAGTTAAAGGCTTATCGGTTGAGAATGAGAATATAAGGTATTCTCTTAAAGAGAATAATATCGACCAAACAGAACCTACACAGGGGTTAGATGATATATATAAAATGACTGAAGATCAGTGGTTTGGAGAAAAAGACTGGCAGGCTACAAAAGCAAGTATTGAAGCAAGCGATTTTCAGACAAGAATAAAAGATGAGTTCAAAAAGAACCCACTTCCTGAAGCTCATGACTGGAAGGATGTAGATTTTGCTATTCATCTTTTCTTAGACACATTATCTCAAGAAGGTATGATAGATAAGTATTGGGATAAACTAACTAAAGAGCAGCAAAGGATTGTTACTATATCTCAAAACCTAAGTCCTGAATATAAAAAAATAGCATGGGAAATTAGAAAGGAATATGATATTTTAGGTCAATATGCGAAAGACGAAGGTGCTATCTTTAATATTCTTGAAAATTACGTTGCAAGACAATGGGATTTAAGTAATAAGAAAAATGCTACTGAGTTCTGGAAGAAATTCGCCACAACCACAAAGCACGCTAAACAAAGGACATTGGGTTCTATCATTGAGGGATGGGCGATGGAAGATAAAGATGGAAATAACTTAGGACTAACTCTTGCAATTAAAGGAGCAAGCAACAACCTAATGATCCTTAAAACAGAAATCCATAATGTCATAGAAAACAAAAAACTTATTGATATTGGTTTAAATACTTTTGATGAAGAAGGAAACAATCTCTTTAGTCTAAAAGAAATTCCTGGCTATAAGAAGGTAGATCATCCTGGATTCAGAAAATGGCATGCCGATGGTTACTTTAAGGGAACTGTGAAAGAGAAGCAGAATGTGGGGATGAATGCATTTGTTTCAGATAATGGCATAAAATATGTTAAAAAAGATATATATGCCCCAGAACCAATAGCAAATAGATTAAACAATATTCTTCAGCCTTCAAAATTAAAGATGCAAGAGTTGACAAGAGTAAATGCTATGATAAAAAGGACTGTTTTATCATGGTCATTTTTTCACCATCAGGCATTCCTCAGATCATACTTATTAGCATCCGCATTAGGCAAGGGATCTATAAACCCAATTAAAGCATATAAAGATGGATTACAATCAGCTAAAATGTTATCTCCTGAAGTTGAGTTATTAGTAAGAAACGGTCTTACCTTAGGTAGAATACAAGATTGGGATGAGCTTTTCCTTCAGCAGAAGGGGGAAATTGGGAAGTATTTAGATAAACAGAATGTACTTCCAGTTGTAAGAGATAAAATAAGACAATTACATGAGGATCATTCAAGTTTCCTTTTTAATAAACTTGGGGCAGGTCTTAAAGCTAAAGCTGCTATATTGGAGTTGCAGCATTTGAAAAAGAAATATCCAAATAGAGATATTAATGAACTTGCTAAGTGGTCTGCAAATATGGTCAACGATGATTTTGGAGGTCTGCATTTAGAGAGAATGGGAAGAAATAAAACCTCTCAACATTATGCAAGGATATTATTACTTGCTCCTGACTGGACTGAATCTAATGTAAGAACTCTTGTAAAAGCATTTGGGTATGACTGGGGTAAACCAAAAGGGGAAAAGTGGATGCAGAGAGAAGAAGCCGCAATTTATCGAAATTTTTGGGTAAGGGCATTCTCAAGAGTTGCATTTTTTTCAATAGCAATGAACCTTGCTGTTGCGCTTTTTGATGGTGAAGATGATGAAGATTATCTTGACACTGTATATAGAAGGTATAAAGATGCTTTCCAAGATCCTGAGAGATTAAACTGGTTGGCAGTTGATGTAACTCCTATACACAGATGGTTACAAAAAATGTCTAATAAAGAGATAGATAAGCATGAGCGTAAATACTTTTCTGTTGCAGGACACTTTGAAGATCCTTTCAAATGGACTACTCAGATGGCTACTGGATCTTTCTCAACACCTATTAAAAACAAGGGAAGTATCTTCACAAGCACTGCTGCAAGTATAATTTTTACTGGCACAAATTGGAAAGGTCAGAGATATACAACTACAGCAGAGTTCCTTGGGTTAGATGATAAAGGTGTATACGCTACAAAAAAGCTGAATCCTGATTGGAAAAAAGGCGATCCATTAGATGATAAATACTTATATATGCCTGGTGATCCAAAAGGTGGTAAGCTGACAGGCAAACTTACTAAATGGGCTACACCTGGAAGTAAGGGTGGTATTAAATTGTCAGAAGCATCTTCATTTGCCTTAGCTAAAATGAGGGATTGGATGCCAATACCAATGCAAAACGTAGTTGCATTTGGAATGGGTGAAATTGATTTATTTGAAATGCTATCACATGGGGTTGGTATGCATATGAAAAGTGCTTATGTAAAACCTGAAGATGCGGCTGATGAATATTATAAAATAGAAAAAGCCGCAACAGTCTTTGTAAGTAGGCTAAACCTTGCCAAGAAAGATAGAGATACTGAAAAAGTAAAAGAGATGAAAAAGAATCCTCTTTACTATAAATCTCTAAAGATATATAAATATAAAGGGTTAATCAAAGATTTAAAGGAAAGGCACAATAACGCTGTTAATAGCCACGATGATAATACTGCCAAAAAAATAAAGAGTCAAATGGAGATAAGAATGCAGGAGTTAATAGAACAATACAATAAATAAACCATCCCATGAAGAAGATAATTGACATAGAGGAGTTAAAAAAGTTTGCCGCTCCAGTAAAAGAATTTTTACAGGATGAGAAGTCCGACTTAGAGGTTAACGACACTCGTATGAGTTACCTGACTGATGACATGGTAAGTGAGAATTGGCAAAAGCTTGAGTTGGCAAGACAGTATTATGAATCGTTAGCAGACTATAGGGACAGAAGAAAAAAGTCCAGGAAGTATCTAAGGGGTGATCAATGGCATGAATATGTTACAAATGAAGATGGAGAGACAGTAACAGAAGAATCATACATCAAAGAGCAAGGAAGAGTTCCTTTAAAGCAAAATGTTATCAGGCAGTTAATGAGATCTGTTGTTGGTCAGTATAGAACCAATAAGTCTAAGACAATGGTAGTGGCTCGTACAAAAGATAATTCTGTGCTTAGTGAAATGTTAACTAACACACTCCAGACAGCACAATACAATAACTCTACAACAGAGTTAGATGCTCGTATGGCAGAAGAGTTCTTCCTTTCTGGTATGGCTATACAAAAAACCATGTACTCATACCTTCGAGAAAAGAATACAGAGGATGTTCTTGTTAAAAATATTAATCCAAATAGGATTTTCTTTAATACAGACATTGAAGATCCAAGGATGTATGACCTTAGAATAATTGGCGAATTAATTGATGTTACTATTGATGATGTCATTTCTACATTTGCCAAGACAGTAGATGATGAGCAAAAGATAAAGTCTTGGTATACTAATGTAGATCCTAAGAATATAGTATTAAGCAAAGATGGTTTAACGGCAGACATTCTTGATAATCTTGATTTTTATATTCCTTCAGAAACAAATAAGGCGAGGGTTATTGAAATGTGGGAGCTTGTATCGGAGTGGAGGGTTTATGCTCATGACTACTTAGATGGAACGTATACTATTACAAAAACATCAGAAGAAGAACTCGAGGCAATAAACCAAGAGAGGTTGGCAAAGGGTATTGAAAATGGTATCATGCCAGATCAGATCCCTTTAATTGATTACAAGAAGAAAAAAGAACAGTTTTGGGTAGTTAAGTTTCTTACACCATATGGGCAGTGTTTATATCAAGGTGAAACCATTTATTCCCACGAATCTCATCCATATACTCTTGCAGCATACCCATTGTTAGATGGCGAAGTGTGGGGGCTTGTGGAAGATATTATTGACCAACAAAGGGCAATAAACCGTATGATAGGGCTTATTGATTCTATTATGGGTACAGCAGCAAAAGGGGTTCTTTTGGTTCATGAGGATGCTATACCAAAAGATATGAGTGTTGATGATTTTGCGGATGAATGGACAAGGTTTAATGGGATAATTAAATTTAAAGGAAAGCCAGGCACTCCACTTCCGCAGCAAGTATCAGCTAATGTTACTAATATAGGCGCACAAGATATGCTTGCTATGCAGTTAAAAATGATACAAGATATATCAGGAGTTTCTGGAGCAATACAAGGTCATGATGCTAAATCAAGTACACCCAGTTCACTTTATGCACAACAAGCTTTAAATTCAACAACAAACACAAGAGATATGTTTGATGTGTTCGCATGGTTTAAAAGGCAGAGAGATACTAAAATGCTTAAAGTTATCCAGCAGTTTTATGATGAGGATAGGCTTGTTAGGGTATCAGGAGCAACATTTGGAAATGGAGTAGCTTACTACAGACCTGATCTTGCAGCAGGCACAGACTTTGATCTTGTGGTTACTGAGGGAATTGATACTCCAGTATTCAGACAGGTGATGGATGATCAATTAAAAGCTTTAATGGAAGCAGGTGCAATAGATATTAAAATGTATCTCGAAAACAGCTCACTTCCATTCGCAGAGAAGTTGCTTGAAAGTATTCATAAAAGAGAAGCACAATCCGCTACGGCACAACAGGGGCAGATGCCCCCTGAATTAATGGATCAGGTGAACCAAGAGGCTGATCCTAATGCTATGAATATGTTACAACAATATATTGGAAGCAATAAGGCATGAGTTAAATATAAACCATAAATATGAAATGTAAGTTTTGCTCTTCGACTGACCTGAAAAATCATGGTTATCGAGGCAAGAAAATTAGGGTAATGTGTTATGAATGCGGTAAAACATACACTGTCCCTGGAGTTGTGTGGGTTAATCACCTTAAACAACAAGGAAATTCTCAAGATAATGAAAAGGCAAACACCCAAACAACTTTTACTGAGAATAAGAGTGGAGCTAATCTAAATGGGTATGCTTATTCACTGGAAGATCTTCTTAGCAGAGCATCCGTTGACATGGAAAGGTGGGAGGTAGATACATGGGAGATTAAAAACAACGAATGGGATGTTACAATGGCTGATAGAGATCAGAATCTTCAGTTTGAAAAGAATGACCAGGGAAAGCAAATAATGACAGGTTATTCAAAAAGAAAGGGACAGGTATCCAAAAAGAATAAGCAGTTTTACATTAAAGTACGTCTTAAAAAAAGATTAGATCTAACATCTACAGAGAAGTTCAGAAAAGAACTAATCAAAGAAATAAAGAGGTACAGTCCAAAGGTACATACCATTAAAAAGAAGTATTCAAGTGGTAATATGCTTGAGATTATGATTCCTGATTTACATTTAGGTAAATTGGGTTGGAGTAGAGAAACAGGAGAGCCAAATTATGATACTAAGATTGCGTGTACTCGCTTTAATGATTCGGTTGATAACTTAGTATCAAAAGCAATGTTATTCAGTAAATTTGAGAGAATAGTATTCGTTGTGGGTAACGATTGGTTTAATTCGGATAGGGATTATCCATTTCCCCAAACAACGGCAGGTACTCCTCAGCATAGCGATGAGAGATGGCAGAAAGTATTTAAGACAGGAAGAGAACTTGCAACAGACACTATAGATAAGCTTGCATCAATAGCTCCAGTAGACGTTATACTAATCCCTGGAAACCATGCTTTCCAAAAGGAGTTTTACATGGGTGATTCGCTTGAATGTAAGTATGAAAACCATAGCCATGTAAATATTGATAACAGACCTACAACAAGGAAGTATTATAATTGGGGGGACTGTCTTATAGGGTTTGAACATGGCAGACCTTCTGATGCAGGAATGAAAAGGATACAAACCTTAATGCAGTATGAAGTACCAAAGATGTGGGCTAATACCAGATTTCATGAATGGCATATGGGAGATATACACCACTGGAAAAAAACCATAGTAACAACAGAGGAAGATACCCAGGGTATAATCCTAAGGTGGATGCGCACACTTATGTTTAATGATGAATGGGAAGCCAAAAAAGGCTATAAGTCACAAAAAGGCGCACATGCCTTTATTTGGAATAAGAAAAATGGAAATGAAGTTGAATTAAGATTTAATGGGTAGGGTTCTATATTTGAAGTTTCTGACCTGTTTTAGGTTGTCTAATAGAGAAAAGCAGTCTGTAGCGATCCAGCTCACAGCCTGGGTAGTTTTTCTTCATTATAGCTTTATTTAGCTTATTTAATCCTTCCTTCTCCATAAGTGCAGATCTATGATTTTCAACATCTTGTTGATCATTAACCTCCATGTCGTATTCTACTCTTTTTTGAATATGACCATTTATAATTGTGTACGAAATTAGTCTACCATCACTCATGTTATTTTGATTTTAAAATTTTATGTAACCTTGTTAACCTATGAAAATAGGGGGCGAAATATTTTTTACCCCTGTTTGCTTTACAGATCGACAAATGTGAGTCAATAAATTTATTTACATCTGTAATCATTTCATGATTTGATATTTTAATTGGAGTTTCTGGTAATTCAATCTCACTAAAATATTTCTCTAACCCTTCAATATCATTTATCGCCACGCTCATCTGGTTTTAATAACTCTATGAACTTTAAAAGTGCCTCATCTTTATGATCTATCAATCTTTTAGTTAAGAATTTTAGTTCATTTTGTGGATCTTCACACTCATAAATAAACCACTTTACATATATCTCTGCATCTGTCATAGGTATATACTTTTGTTTAGCTCAATATTCTTATAACTTAGAGTATCATTCACATGACTTAAATCCTTTGCTATAATTTTATATATAACATAATGCCAGTCTTGGCATATATTATGCTGCTCTTTATAATCCATTGTTTTTTACTTATATATGTCCCAACACCATATTGGGTTTTTTTCTCCAATATACGAACCACTTACATTGAAAGTAAAATATTCAATTGCATCCTCGTAAGCCATATCTTCATTTCTTAGAATATCAATACACTGTGATACTGAGTAAACAAGTCGTGGCTCACAAAAATCATTAGCTATTCCAATAACAGCATCATCAAAACCATCAGCCTTTATGATCTCTTCATCATAAAATTGTTCAAGTATTTCCTTTAACATAATTTTGTCTTAATTAACCCAAAAAGGGGCTGTCTTTCCATGCTGCCAGTCTTTGATAACCTTGGGGTAAAACTTATCACAAATATTGCTGACCAAGAACCCATTGAGTCTTTATAACCAGATTATCCCTCGCACCCTCCGACAAGAGAGTGTCATTATGCTTGGTCTGCGTATATCTAAAAGGGGAGATCATCTATAGGCAGTTCAGACGCTTGATTGACAGGGTACAAAGCTTCTGCCTGATTGTCCTCACCTGATTTCTTTGGTCTGCTTATAAACTTGGTACTCCATGCATGGGTTTCTGTAATATATCTTGTTTCCCCACTTTTCTCATAACTCCGAGTTTTAAGTTTACCAGTTACAGTGATCATATCACCTTTAATGTATTTAAGCTCTCTGTTTGTTACAACATTATGGAACTCTGCCTTATCTTCCCATTTGCCTTCTTTATTAAAGTACCCTTCATCTGTTGCAATTCTTAATGTAGTTTTTTTGTCACCACTATCAAAAGTGTGAACTTTAGGATCTGCTACTACTCTTCCTGTTAACGCTACTAAATTCATGATTTATGGTTTTTTAAAATTATTTTACAGTTTCTCTCATCAAAATATCCATACCAAAGAACCAGATCTTTGTTTTTGTTGTATGTAATTTTAGGATTGTATCTAAGTAATACCCAAAATATTGTTAGTAATATTATTATTGTCATTCTACCTTTCCTTGTATTGTATAATTGCCTTTGCTTCTCTACACAGTTGCTCCCAAGTAAGATTTCTATCTAATCTCCCTCTTCGTGGAAGCCTCCATAGCTTCCAGTCATCCTTACATATGGCTTCGTAATCTCCTTTGTGATTAGTAAGTACTATGTACTTTCTTCCGTTATTCATCATTGAAAGGTGCAATGCATATTTCTTTACCATGTTTAAGGCTCTGATCTGCTTTCTAATTATCCATTGGTTTCTAATAGGAAGGATAAGCTCTATGTATAAAAAGTTTAATATTTTTTTCATTGTCCTTTTTTTTGCATGTTTAAAAACTTGCTTCTGATCTAATTCTATTTTTAGATTTTATTCTACTCCTCAGGGAGTCATCAGTTGATACCTTGTATGGCAATGGTTTGTCGTATAAATCTATCCACAGACCAATATTTGTACTCATCTCAATGTCATCATGGCAACCATCCATAGCTCCAGCTTTTCCATCTACCTTTCTTTCAAAAGTATCAGACTCATCACAGGATCTGCTATCTCTTTCTATATACTCACCATCTCTCATGGCAGCATTTTTAGTGTTTATTATCATGTCTTTTGATGCTACATTGGTATGAAATCCGTACTTAATGGGCATTCCTTCTCTAACTTGTTCTTGAGATGAACTTCTTATATACAGATTGTCGTAATTTTCCGCAACCTCATTAAGGGCTGTTAAGAACCCCTCCCCCTCTGTATTTTGGTGTTTCTTTAAGCTATTGTTCTCGAATGCAACTTCAGCATGGTTATAAAATTCTCCAAGCTGAATTGCTCTCCATACAGTTATATCCTGATCAGCATGAAATTTCCATGTGGCAACAAACTCGGATACACCCCCATGCATTCTCCAATACCTATCTAAAACCCTTATCACAGAATAATCCGCAGTTTTTGTTTTGCCGCCAATATCAACACTTAATAAATATCTATGTTCTATGTTTTGGTGTTTGTCTGGCATTTCCCAAACCCACAGATCACCTTTATCAGAATCTTCAAATGTTATGTTTTTTAAAGCATACTTACCTTTGTGGGAGTCTGCATATAAATGACCTTTAAATACCGCAGGCTTACAATTAGACCTTGTTAAAGCGACTATAGATGGGGCATAAACTCTTCTTCCTGTTGACTGGAATGCTTCTGTTGCTGAAGATGGAAATTCTGATTTCATCCTCCATTCATCACCCTCAAACTCCGCAAGTTTAAACCTGTACCATTTAATACCCTCTAATGTTGCCCCCAATTTCCATAGCCATTTATCATATTCTGTGAGGCTTTTTACGAATGATACTTTTTCTTCTTGATCATCAAATGAAGCCCTGTACGCTTCAATTTCATACCATGCAACAAACACTGGAGTAAGGTTATTTATTCCGTTAACTGCATTTTGATATGATCTATGAAAGAAATTACCTATGCCTTTTGCTGTAGACTCAAGAACATAAACTGTGTATGGTTCTGAGGGGATTGTCCCCTGAATAGCCTGTGCTAAATCCCCAGGCTCTTTACCTTCTGTTTTCTTCCATAAACCAACTTCAGACAGGTGGCTCATGGCAATATCATCAGATCTAATGCTCTCAGGAGTCTGCATAGAGCCTACAGTTATTTTATTTTTTCTCTCAGGTATCCACTTAATATTGTTCATCCCCTCAAATGGCTTTAAGGTTATGTTGTCTGGATAATGCTTTATAAGGTTAGAATACATAAACCTAATGTTTGTTGCCTGTTGGTTTATTTCAGCAGCTATAAGGCTATTCCAGTTTGTTTTATGCTTAATCTGAATCCATGCCATGTAAATCTGAACAAGGGTACTACCACCCCACTGTCTTGACTTGAGTATGATCATTCTAACAGGCAGGTTATTTGCTCTCATTTTCTCCAGCTCTGTTAATACTTTTCTCTGCGGAGTATTTAGGCTAAAAGCAATATAATCCCCTCCTGTCTTTGGTTTTATCTTTACCTTAAATGCACACCAGTATTCAAAATCATAATCTTCTCTAATATCAAACACATCCTGGATTACAAGAGTTAATTTCTTTTTATTACACTCGTTAACCCTATAATGCTCTAATGTTTCATACTGTAAATATGGTTTCATGCGATTATCTTCCTTTAGATGAACAGGTAGATAAATAGTTACACCTGGCTCAATATGAAAAGCAAACCTTTCAATAGGGGAATCCGCACCTATGAATGGGTTGTACCCTTTGTCAAGCTCATCATTACGCTCAATATTCTCTTTTATGTAATAATCTGTTCGCAAACCTTATTTATCAGTTTTATTTTATCTTTAAATTCTGCGATCTCAGCTCTATTAGGTTTTACCCTTTGTCGTGCCATTCTGCTTATAATTCTTGTAACCATGCCAGGCTCAATGTAAAAAGCAGCCCCAACTATTCGGTATATTTCTTGCCTCTGCATGTGTCTTGCTTTTTCCCCTAAATGTTTGATTAGTAAATGATAGAAGATTATTAAGTCTCTGTGTTTTGGAATCATTTCTTCTCTGTAAACTTCTGAGGTTTTATGCATTTATTTTAATATATAGTTTATAGTACAAATATAGTTTTATAATTTGAAAAACATGTAATAAATACATGGATGTTAATAAATATCTTCTTTATTTTACCATTTGTATAATTAAGAATATAGTTTTAATTAAGTAATTAAGAATGGAAGGTTCAACAAGTAACAGTACAGCAGGGCAATCAGGACAATCAGGACAATCAGGTGAGGGAAATTCGGTTAGTTCCGAAGGACAATCAACTGTTGCAACAGGCACAAGTACAGATACAGTATCGGCTTCATCTGATCAAAACACAAGGGTTGGTGAAAATGAAGGTCTGGTAAGTAATGGTGATAAAGAAGGTAAGGATCTAAACAAGGAGAGTCTTAGAACTCAGTTTAGATCTAAGTTTGGTGATGGCATTGAAGGATGGGACTCTGATAATAACGATATGTTCTATGCTGAGGCTAACAAAAAGTATGATTCGCTGGTAAATTATAAAACTGAAAATGATTCTGTTAATAAGCGAATGATTGACACACTACAGTCAAATCCAGAAGCAGCAGGGTTGTTTAGGGATATTATGAAGGGTGCGCCAATGGAAGTTGCTATCGCCAGGAATGTAGATATAGAGTCAATTAAACCCTTAGATGGCGATCCAAATTTTGATGACTGGAACAAAGCAAGGGAAGAAAGAGAAAGCAAGTTAAAGGAAAAAGATAAGTATATATCTGATCTGGAAACAAATGTTAAGGCATCAGCAGATGTAGTAAAAGCATTTGCAACAGAAAACAATCTTGAGCCAGAAACAACAATAAAGTTTATGGATCAAGTTGAAACAATGGTAGGAGAGCTTTATAATGGTAAAGTAACCCCAAGTCTGTTAAATACTCTTTACAGAGCCTTTAATGCAGATGTTGAGGTAAAAGATGCTGTTGAGAAAGCGGTTGTAGATGTAAAAAATGAAAAAATAGAAGCTGTCAAAGAGGCTGACAGTACGTCAAAGAAAGGCGATGGAGTGCCTAACCTTAATGCGACAAATAAAGAGATTGAAAGCGAAGTTAAATCTGACAAATGGGCTTCTGCCGTAGATAAAACAATGAATAGACGTAATAGATTCAAATAAAAACAAGTAAGAACAATTTAATATTGATAAAAATGAGAAAGCAGATTTTTAATTTTAGTAAAGCAATAGCAGGATTAGTGCTATTCGTAATGGCGATTGCAGGGTTGTTTGGTTTTGCAGACCTATCCTGGATTGCTCCTGGTGTAAGTATGGCTTTTGCTGCCGCAGCAGGTGAAGTAGTGCAGGGAACTGTATCTACAGAAACCGCAAGTGAAGCATCAAGCTCATTACTTTCAAACTCAATTGATAAGAAGATAACTCTTATCAGACCTGATCTGAACCCACTTGATACAATCATAAGAAATATGGGCATTGTTGTGCCTATTAAATCATGGGAGTCAGAATACTATGCAGTTGATACAAGAGGTGTCGCTGATACAATCAAGACAACTAAGTCAGCTACAGGAACTTCTTCTGCGGCATGGACTACACATGATGTTGTTGTTAATAATATTCATATCTGGAGCATTGATGATATGGGCTTCTTCCAAGGCACTGCTGGCAGTGATGGAAGTGAGATAGTATTTAACGTATTAGCTAAGAATAACTCTTCATATACATTAACTATCGTTACTCCTAACGGACTCGGTACTAATGATGCGGATTTACCTGCGCTAACAGCTACAACTTCAAAGATTACTCGTATTGGTAATGCTAAATCAGAGCTTGATGCTCAAACTTCTCCATATGCAGTTATGCCACAAAAATCAAGCAACTATGCACAGATTCATATGGCACAGGTAGAAGAGGGTTTGTATGAGAAATTACATGACAAAGAAGTTAAGTGGGATATGGCTGATTTCCGTAGTGAAGCTCTTTATGATCTTCGTAGAAGAATGGAGCTTACTTCACTTGTAGGATTTAAGTCTAAGATGTATGACAGTGTTGGAGAAGATTATAAATACACATCTCAAGGAGTAATGAGAAGCGTTGATAACGCTCTTACTTATCCTGCTGCAACCATTGACAATGATACATTTATTGGATGGGCAAAGGATATATTCACAGGAAACAACGGATCTGACACAAGAGTATTGTTTGCAGGTAGCACACTTATGAAGCTGATGGGCAGTGTACCTACTGTTGCTAAACAATTAACTGGTGAAAATGTAAAAGTAAAATGGGGTATAACCTTTAACCAAATTGTAACAAACTTTGGTATCCTATTGGTTAAACATCACGCTACTTTAACAGATCTTGGTTACGATACTAAAGGTCTTGTACTTGATATGAATAATGTTGAAAAGCATGTATTCAAATCACTTGAAACAAGATCAATCGACCTAAAAGGTTCAGGGCAAAAATTAGCCGATGCTGATAACATTTCAGAGGCATTCTGTCTTGTTGTTAAGAATCCAGACACACACGCTATTATAAGCCAAGCATAGCCTGTTGTTATTTAGTTCAACCGTAAGGGAGGTGGGTAATATACTCCCTCCCTTTTTTTTTAATTTCAATAGTAGCTATGATAAAAATTAAGACATACAGATCAATTAAATTTAAGGAATTACATCATATAATTATTGTCGATGACAATAAAATGTACATTGACTTTATAGGTGGAGCATCATATCCTATCCAAACAAATGGCATTTTTTCAACAGCAGATCCTAAAGTGCAAAAGGCACTCGAAAAAGGATCAGGTTATAATAAGTTATATCAACTTATAAGTGTCGATGGCGAAAGCACCTTAGAGGACAAGGTTGTTCTTTCGGATCAAGAGTTAATAATTAAGTTGCAGCAAGAAAAATCTGAGCTTAATAAACAATTGGAAAGCCTTAAACGTGAACTCACTGAAAAGGATGCCCTTATTGAAACTCTTACAGTAACTAAAAAAGGTATTAAGGTAGAACCAGGTAATGAAGATGGTACTGTTATTAAGGTAGAAGGAGTAGAGAACGCACAACAAGCAAGAGATTACTTAGCAGATAATTATGAATACAAGAAGCAAAGCTTAGGAAACCCTAAAGCTGTTCTTAATGCTGCTAAGAAATTAAATATTGAATTTCCAGACTGGAATTTTGAAAAATAATGACTGAAGCAATACTTATAAATAAAATTAAGGCAAGGATTGACGAATTAGAGCCTTTTGCAGACACTGATCTAAACCCTGACATAGAAATAGTCAAAGCGGTTATTAATGATAATGCAGAGAGTTTTATTATGTCTATACCTGGAGTGTTGGTTACCCCAACAAACTTTAATGGGGACACAATACATACACAGTATCAGGATGGCTCTGGCAGGGTTGAGTTGCCTGATGACTTTCTAAAGATGCATACATTTAAGATGCAAGAATGGGAGAGAGAATGCGTAGACTTTATAACACCTGTAGATCCAAAATATAAGCTACAACACAATTTGGTCACCAGAGGAGGTATATCAAAACCTGTGGTTGTAACTAAAACTGATCCTGCTCCAGGTGCTATTAAGTATATTTATTATTACTCATGTTCCGATGGGACAATACCACAGGCAATAGAAACAGCCTGGTATATACCTGTAGTATCAGCCACAAGCATCCAAGATAACTTAGCAATACCCTTTGTCTGGTATTGTGCGGCAGAGGTATTGCAAATATTAGGGCAGGCAAATCTTGCTGAGATGGCAAGAGGAAAAGTACAAGAATTTATTTTATCACTAACACGTTAAAAAAATGAGCATAGGAACAACATATGATGGTAATTACTACCCAAGACCATTTCAAAGTTTTGAGGTAACATCTGTAGATTCTGGTGGTTACCCTACTGTAACTAAATTTTATGCCGAATCAGAACAGGCAGGACAAGTGATGTTTGAGTGGCATCAGACCAATGATATAGTTGGGATGGTTACAAAGTTCTCAATAGAGAATATATATACTGGTTAAAATGATAAGGGAAGTAAGAAACCATACTTTTTTAAATAAGGGCATCCCTCTTAGGGTTATCCTTTTTCGTAGACTAACTGGAGATCCACTTGGGTATAATAATTACTTTAAAAGGGTAAACCAAGATGGCGGAACTCTTGAAGCTGGAAGCTGTGTTATTAACTTTTTAAAATACTTAGACTAAAATGAGAACATATATAATTATACCATTTGAAGATGTAACCGAGGAGATAATGGAATTGGTTGTTGAGAGTAATATAAACAGTCTAAGACATTCCGTTAAAGGAGATGATAAGGTTGTTTTAAA